TTCCCTTAGTTGGAAAAGCTTTTAATACGGCCACAAATTTCGTATCAGGTAGCAATGATGCTATCAAATTGGTATTGAACAGAGGTGGTTATGTTTTTAACCCACAAAAACAAGTGTTGTTTCAAGGTGTAACTTTTAGAGAGTTTAGTTTATCGTTTACATTTACACCATATTCTGCTGCAGAAGCCGAACAAGTTAAAAACATCATTCAAAAATTTAGAATGTATTCCTCACCAAAAAGAAACGAACAATTGGGTAAAAATATGTTTTGGGTGCCACCAGCTTTGTTTGATATAAGTTTCAAACAAAACGGTAGAGAAAATCCCAACTTACCAAAATTACAACGTTGTGTTATTGAAAGCATTGATGTTAACTACACCCCAAATGGTTGGTCGACATATGGTGATGGTGCACCAGTTCAGACAACAATGACAATGCAATTTAAAGAAATCGCTTTGATTAGTAGAGATGATATCAAAGAGGGTTATTAAAAATGAAATATTTTAATTCTTTACCAAAAGCCGTTTATACTAAAAGTGGTGTTAGCACTTATTACACCAACTTAATGGCTAGAGCAAGTGTTGTTCCTAGTATATTAAATAAGAGTTTGGTATACTATGAATATGATTTGCAAGACCAAGATACACCAGAAATTGTTGCTCACAAATACTATGGTGATATTAATCGTTTTTGGATTGTTTTATACTGTAATCAAATGAATGATCCTTTATGGGATTGGCCACTAAGTTCAACTAAATTTGAGAAATATGTAGCAAACAAATATCCAGGAACTTTGGATGATATTCACCACTATGAAATAATCAAAACGAAAACTATTTTAAACTCAATGAACCCACCTGATGTTGAAAGATTAGTTTGTTCACAAGAAGAATATGATTCTATCATTTTAAATGAAACCAAAACTGTTCAAATTGGTGCTGAAACTGTGGTAATACAAACATCCAGAAAAGCGATAACAAATTATGAATATGAGTTGGAAGAAAACGAATCCAAAAGAAAAATTAAAATTTTAAACAAAGAATATGCCGGACAACTCGAAAGAGAATTTGTCAGTTTAATGAAAAATTAAAATGAAATTATCTGCTCAAGAATTTGATTTAGAATCAGTTGATATTATTGCGGACAATGGCCAAACAGCTAAGATTAAATATCTTGTTGTTGAATTAAATTTTTTCGAAGATTTATTTTCATTTGCATGTTCAGGAAATGTTGTATTGCGTGATGCATTGGGTATTATTGAAAATTTAAAACTTGATGGTTCTGAAATCATCAAAATTTCATATGGTAAAACATCAACCACAACAAAAAATACCCGACAGTTCAGATTATATAAGGTTGGTAATAGAATACCGGCAGGAAATAAAATGTCGGAACACTATACATTATATTTCACATCGGAAGAATTATTTTTATCAGAACAGTTAAAAATAAGTAAATCATTCAAGGGTATGTCGATTTCTGAAATGATTTTTAGAATTCTTTCCGATGAAAATAATGGTTTAAAAACTTCAAACGAAAGAATAAAAGCAATTGAACCATCATATGGTCTTTATGATATGGTTGTTCCAAAATTAAAACCATTTGAAGCAATCAGTTGGTTATCAAATTATGCAATACCATATGAAAATGGTGGTGCAGATATGATTTTCTTTGAAACTAAAGATGGTTTTTATTTTGGTTCTATTGCAACATTATATGGTGGAACGCCAATTGCAACATATAATTATCAACCATCAGATACCGAAGTTTCAAAAGTAAATGATTTATTTACCATTCTAAATTATGAATTCGTTAAGACTTATGATTCGTTAGATGCCATAAATTCTGGAATGTATGCAAACAGACTGATTTCACTTGACCCTATTTCCAGAACAAAAACAGTAACGGATTTCAATAAAGCTGGGTTGCCAGGATATGAAGCTACTGGCACTGCATTGAATAGATTTGGTCGTTACTCTGAAGAAATGGTTGAAAGTAATTTGCAATTAGTTTTTGGAAATGCTTCACAAGTTGATGAAGAATATATAAGCCAAAGTCCAGGAAGTGTTGCAAAGAACATTAGAATTGAGACTTTTGTTCCGCATAGAAAAGCACAACTGGCTTTGGCAAATTACACAGTAATGAAAGCAATTATTCCTGGAAACAGTAATTTAACTGTTGGCCAACTAGTTAAAATTAACATAAATTCTTTAGGTATGGATGGTGCAGGTAAAGAAGCCAACACAGGAGATGACATGTATTATTCGGGAAATTATTTAATTACAGCGATTCGACATATCATTCAAACACAAGGTGTCTATCAAACTGTTTTAGAACTGGCTAAAAATCCTTCTTCTATGGACTTCCCAAGTCAAGAATATACTATAAAATGAGAGAATTAAAATGGATAAATTTTTAGGAAAAGATGGTTTTATATGGTGGGTTGGTGTAAACGAATTTAGAGGTGACCCACTAGGATTGGGAAGATGTAAGGTGAGAATTTTTGGTTGGCATACAGACAATAAAATGGATTTACCAACAGAAGATTTACCATGGGCTCTTCCAATGTATCCAATAAATCATTCCAAATCTTTTTCAGCACCTATGTTAGGTGAATGGATTCTTGGTTTCTTTATGGATGGAGAAGCAGGCCAAGCACCAGTAATGATGGGTGTTTTACCTGGTATAGAAAGAACCCCTGATAATAGAACACAGGAGATTTATTAATGTCGTATGATTGGAGTCAAGAACCAGCAGAACCACAAGCAACTGATTTGCCGCCAGAAATTGGTAATGCAAATTTAAAACCGCCACCAGGAGCAGAGAATGATGGTCGTGTAGAAGGTGTGCCAACCATACCTATGTGTGCAAGAGGTATAGTTGCTGGAACAAGTCGTGGCAATAACAATAAAAAATTAACTCACGTTTGTAGTTTTATTGATGAAATGCGTAAAAACGTATATCTCAAAAAATTTATCAAGGCAACAGCACAATATATTAGAGATGGTATACGTGAAGTTTTAAGATTATTAGGTTTTGGTGATAAAACTGGCGTATTTACAGCCATAGCCGCAGAACTAAAAGCTGTTGCTCGTTGGTTGAAACAAGTTCAAAAGTTTTTGAAAGATGTAATTAATTTTGAACGATATGTTTTGGCTTTCATTACAAAAGTTAGAGCATTTATTGCATGGATTCGTTCTCTACCAGCAAGATTCTTGGCATTACTTGCACAATGTTTGACAAAATTCCTAAAAATGATTGCAGGGGTTATGACAGATTTTTGGAAAGAATTAACTGGTGGGCCAGACGAAACTGGTTTTGGAGAATTAATAAAACAAACTAAAAGTGTTATAAATGAAACGGTCAATACTGTTAAATTGGCCACCACAGCAGCTGTTGGTGCAGTTACAATTGTTGGTGCTGCTACCACAGGATTACTAGTTCCAGCTTCAGCTGCTGAATTAAAAGCAGCAAATAAAACTATTGCAGCATATAATGCTTCGCTGCCTTCAAATGACACGGTTGCTGCAGGTACGCAAGCAAAACCTTTAAACAAAACCACACCTTAATTATGTATTCAGATATCAATTCACCACCAATAGAAACTGCTTGGACTGAGCCAGAATCAGCAGCAAACACATATTATCAACCAATATATCCATACAATAATGTTCAGCAGACCGAAGCTGGACATAAATTTGAAATGGACGATACGCCAACCAGAGAACGTGTTTGTCTTTCACATAGAACTGGCACATTTATTGAAATGCATCCAAACGGAGATGAAGTTCATAAAGTTTATGGCAATGGATTTACAATCATTGTTTCACACAATAATGTAGCAATTGGTGGCAATTGTAATATTGAAATTGTAGGTGATTGCAATATGAATGTTCAAAAAGACATGCATGTTCAGGTAGGTGGTAATTATTATTTACAAGTAAAGGGTGAAACAAACATTAGGTCCGTTGGTGACCTAGATATCTCAGGTGATGCGGATGTCAGAATGTCAGCCGATGAAAACTTTGGTGGTGCATTGTTCCTTGGTGCAGCAGACCACATCTCAATCGCTTCAGACTTGAACGTTGGTGGTGCAATTCATGCTGATGTGATAAGTGCCGAATCTAGGGTTACAGGAAAAATGGGAGTGTATGCTGGAATAGATGGTTTCACAACTTCTGGTGGTGTTTCTGCTGGATTTCCATCACCTGCATCACCGGTTGCACTACCTGGACAAATTAATGCGCTGGTAAGTGTGTTTGCCACTGCTTCTGTGACCGCAGCAGAAGGAAAGTTTGGATTATGCACAGTTGGAACATTAGATGCAGTTATAATGGCAGATAAAATAAATTCAGCCATTTTCGATACTCATATTCACAACAACGGAAACAATGGATTTCCAACAACGATACCCGTGACACAGTTTGTAGGATTATAATTATGGCTCAAATATTTGCAAATACTATTGGAATTTGGCACTCTTTTGGATACAATTTTGACGATCCAAATGGAAATGTTATAGAATTGTCACCACCAGCGCAGGCGCATATGGATAGTATGCCACCATTTATATCTGAATGGCAGGCCCAAGATATTGCAAACAACGATTTTGGTGGTTATTATCAAAATAATATGCAGAGTATAACCATGTTGATATATGAAAACGCCAATAACATTTATTTGTCAACAAATAATGTCACAAATATGGCGAATGTTCATGCAAATGCAGCCACACTACAAGCAACATGTCAAAACTTTTTATATCATACAGCAAAACTAAGTGGAATTGTAGAATATGATGGTTCAGACAGTTTAAGTCCTTATATGCAGCAAGCTTTGAGTATGGGTAGAGCAGCGATGTATATTGTCAATCAAACTGATGGCATCACAAATAGTGCTCCAATTTTAGGTAGTTTCACATCATTAATGATTGAACCACAGTTGATTTCAAACAATAATACACTCATAACATATACAAGTCAAGTTGCCAACAGTATTTCAGGAAGCACTTCAAATTTAACCAGTGAACAAATGACAACTATCAATAATCACATGAAAAACTTGTATACCTTCATGGAATACAGAAAAAATTCAGATAGAGATTTTTATGTGAATGTCAAAACCTTTGTTGAAGGATATAACAAAACTAAGAAACTCAATAATTTAGGAGAAACTGAGAAATACTTATTGATGAATTTTATAGGCACCGAAAAAACAAAATCAAGGATTACATAATTACCGAAATTTCGAATTTTTGCGTTCCGGCCCAAGAATTTTCTCCGACAGCTTCAAAGTTCCAAAAAGCGATTTTACTCCTACGCTCATATAAATAAAAGATGGCAAACATACAGAAACTTTTCTCAGACATAGACTTCACACTTGCAAAGAGACCTGTGGTGGGTGATATTGCTTTGAGTTATGACAACCAAGCTGTAATACGTTCGATTCGAAATATACTTCTTACAAAAAAATACGAGAAGGCTTGGAATCCAAACTTTGGTTCAAATATTGATACATTACTATTTGAAAATGTTTCCTTTATGGCCGCAGGTGCATTGGAAAAAGAGATAGCTGTGACAATCAATAACTTTGAACCAAGAGTCGACCTTAAAAATGTTGTGGTGAGACCATATCCAGACAGAAATGCCTACGATGTTACTTTGACGTTTTTTATAGCCAACGCAACACAACCAACTACTGTAACAGTTTTTTTAGAGAGAAACAGATAAAATGGCAGGTGCAAACTCAAATTTTAACATCACAGAATTAGATTTTGATTCAATAAAGACTAGTATAAAGTCATACATGAAGGACAATGGTGTTCTTCAAGATTATAATTATGAGGGTTCTGCGATTTCAACTCTATTGGATGTTTTGACATACAATACGCAATATAATGCATACTACTTGAATATGGTCGCAAATGAGATGTTTTTGGATACAGCATTACAAAGAAATTCAGTAGTTTCTCAAGCAAAACTATTAAATTATGTGCCAAAATCTGCAATTGCACCATCGGCCACAGTCAATATAACTGTTCATGGTGTTAACCAAGACCAATCACTAACACTACCAAAATATACAAACTTCTTATCAGAATCGATTGATGGTGTAAACTACAACTTTGTCAACATCGATGCACACACGGTCAATGTAACAAATAACACAGCGGTGTTTAATGATGTTATATTAAAACAAGGCAGTTCACACAACTATTCATTTACAGTTGACAAAGGCAATAATCCTAAGTCCTTGTTTAAGATTCCTGATTCCAATATAGACACAACAACACTTTTGATTGCTGTCCAAGAATCATCATCAAATACATCACTAACAACTTTCAGTAGAGCAGATGATTTTTTAACCTTAGATGGAAACTCAAACGTATTCTTCTTGCAAGAAGGTTTGAATGGATATTATGAAATCTATTTTGGTAACGGTGTTCTAGGAAAAGACTTAAAGAACGGAAACATCGTCAGAATTTCTTTTGTGGCAACCAGAGGTTTGAATGGTATCGGTGCAAATAACTTTGTATTGATGGAAACTGTTGGTGGTTATGGTAATACAGTTATCAGTTCAGTTTCTTCAGCATCACAAGGTGCAGCAAGAGAAAGTATAGATTCTATTAGATTCCAAGCACCTAAATCTTATGCTTCACAGAAAAGAGCCGTTACACAAGACGATTATATTACCGCAATACAACAGAACAATTTAGGATATTCTTTTGATGCGGTCAACGTTTGGGGTGGTCAACAAAATGATCCTCCTGTTTATGGTCGTGTATTTGTTTGTGTAAAACCAACTGGTGCATACACAATCACAGAAAACCAAAAAGCAAAACTGGTCAAAGATGTATTGAAGCCAATTTCTATTATGACAGTTGAACCAACATTGGTTGATCCTGATTATACTTACATCCAAATTACAGCAAATGTGTTGTATGACCCTAAGAAAACAGTTCTAGGTTCAGACCAACTAAAGGCACAAATAAAAACTGCAATCAATAATTTTGCGAAGTCAACACTAAACACATTCAATTCTACATTTAAGGCATCAGACTTTAACAACAGAATCGCAGCAGTTGACCCATCAATTATTACAAACGAGATTTCAATCAACTTACAGAAAAAGTTTTTCCCTAATCTATCTACACCAACAACATACAATCTATATTACGGTGCAGAGTTAGATAAAGGTATGTTTTTAACTGGTATTTTGAGTTCACCAACAGTTGTGTATAGAAATCCATTAAACTTGGCACAAACAATTCAAGGTCTTATCATTGAAGAAGTTCCATCTTCTACTGGTGGTGTTGAGTCTATTACAATTACTAATCCTGGTTTTGGTTATCAACAAGTGCCAACAGTTACCATATTAGGTGATGGTTCGGGTGCAACAGCACAAGCCGTTGTGGTGAATGGTGTCATCAGAGAAATAAAAGTTCTAAACAAAGGAACTGGTTACACTTCCGCCATTGTTAAAATTACTAATGCAAAGAATGATACGACAGGAACTTTAGGTGCAGCAACTGCCACACTTGAAGGTAAATATGGAACACTAAGAACATATTACAATAGTGATTTGAATGTTAAGACGGTGTTTAATGGCAACATAGGTTCAGTAGATTATAAATCTGGTATCGTAACACTAAATGCATTTGCTCCAATACAAGTTGACAATCCATTAGGTCAACTAACATTGACAGCAAAACCAGTTTCAACAATCATTTCTTCTTCTT